GCCCCCCCAATCCCTGTCCCCGTTCCCGTTCCGCAGCCTCCCCCGCAGGGCTATGGTGCCCCTCCCGTTCCGCAGCCTCCCCCGCAGGGCTATGGCGCCCCTCCCGTTCCGCAGCCTCCCCCGCAGGGATATGGTGCCCCTCCCGTTCCGCAGCCTCCCCCGCAGGGCTATGGCGCCCCTCCCGGATACGGAACGGGTTTCCCGTCCCCCTACGCTCCCCAGCCTCCCCGCTAGGTAAAGGATTGCCCCCGTGCGTTATTTCGCGTTTGACACCGAAACACACCGATTTAGAAGGGGCTGCAAAGCCCCTCAACTGATCTGCGTTTCGTGGGCGGATTCGGAAAAACGCACGGGGCTAACAAACGCACGGGAGGGGTTAGCCCTTCTGTTGTACCAGTTGCGGGATCCTGCCCTGCTAATCGTGGGGCATAACGTTGCCTATGATTTCGCTTGCGTGATCACCACTTCGCTCGTGATCTGGCCCGAAATATCCGCCGAACTAAATCAACGGATCTGGGGGGCATACCGTGCGGGGCGCGTTGTTGATACGGGAGTCGTTGCAACCCTCCGCAGGATCGAAACCGACACGTTAGAGTTTTGCCCTATATTGCGCCGAAAACCGGGAGTATCGCTTGCTGACGCTGCGTTGACCTATGCAGGGATTGAACTAGGGGATAAGTCGGGAGCGGATCATATTCGTAACCGTTACTCGGAAGTTGCCCACTTAGACGTAAGTCGTTGGCCCGCTGAGTTTCGGGACTATGCGATCAAAGATGCAACTACGACCGCTGCGGTATGGGAAGCGCTAGCCCCTACCTGTAGCCCGAATGCGCCGATCCAGTGTTTCCACGCTTGGACACTACACCTAGCAGGGTGTTGGGGATGGCGCACCGATCCCGTTGCCGTTGCCGAACTGAAAACGGAACTAGAACGTCGCGTAAAAGGCGTTCGTTACCAGTTAGCACAAGCAGGTATCCTATCGGTAGACGGCACAGGGTACAAAGCAAGCACTAAGGTGATCCGCGATCGGATCGTGCATGCGTACAACGCCAAAGGGCAACGCCCCCCGATAACGGAGCCAACCGGCAAGTTTCCGCAAGGGCAAGTCAAAACCGACACTGAAACCCTTTTCAACTGTGGGGATCCTGATCTTGCTGCGCTAGCGTCGATTGGGTTGGACGAAACCGAACTATCCACGTTTATCCCTTGGTTGGAGCTTGGCACAACTGGCCCAATCCATCCCGCTTGGGAAGTGCTCAAAGAAACGGGTAGGATCAGTTGTCGGGAACCGAACATAACCAACCAACCCCGACGAAAAGGGGTTAGGCGTTGCTACGTACCCCGATCGGGTTTCGTCTACTTGTGCGCGGACTATTCCGCCGCTGAGTTAGTTGCGCTCGCTCAAATATGGCTTGAGCGTTATGGATCGTCAGCACTCGCGGAAGCCTTCAAACAAGGCAAGGATCCTCACCTAATCACCGCTTCCCAACTTCGGGGGCGTTCGTACGATGCCACTCGGGAGGCTTATAAATCGGGGGATATCGCAACGGCTGACGATCGTCAGTTGAGCAAGATCGCCAACTTCGGTTTGCCGGGGGGATTGAGCGCAAAAACGTTCGTTGACCACGTTCGGAAGCAAACACGTAAGGCTGACGGTACGTTTCCCGCGTGGGTTGCTGCGTTCGATTTGACCGAATCCCAGCGCGTTTGCTCAGCGTGGGCTAACGCATGGCCCGAATCCCGTTATTACTTCAACGATGCTAAACGGGCCACTTCGGGACGTTCGGGGCCGTACGGTGTGCAACTCACTAATCCGCGATCGGGGCGGGTTAGAGGCGGGTTGCGTTACACCACTTGGCTAAATACCCAGTTTCAGGAACGGGTGGCGGATATCACGAAACTAGCGTTTACCCGTTGCTCCGATCTAGCCCATACTGACCCGCGTTCCGCGTTGTGGAGTAGCCACCCTATTGGCCTGATCCACGATGAAATCATTTTGGAGGTACCGGAGCAACAACTAGCAGACTGTGCACCCCTAGTGCGGGAAATCATGGTTAGCACGTTCGCTCAGTTCTGCCCCGATGTTCCCGTAAAAGTAACACCTAGCGCTTGTAGACGTTGGCACAAGGGCGCGGAACCCGTGCTAGTCAACGATCGGCTAGTCCCCTCAAAACCCGTCGTTGACGGTGTAAAGGTCAAGTGGATCCATGATGAAATATAACCCGAATATCACGCTAGTCTGGGTGCCCCCTATGCAACGCGAAAGGGGTCCATATGTAACGATGCATAGTGGGGCTAAGGCTTTTCCGCTAAATCCCGATCGCGCTGACGTGCATATGGCTGACGTGTGTAGGACGCTAGCTACTACTTGGCGTTGGCGAGGGGCTACGCAAGGTGGGTTGTATTCGGTAGCGGAACACTCGTTACGAGTGGCTGCGGTTTGCCGGCAAATCGCCATTGATCAAGGGCTGAATAGGTGGGGGGTGGATCTTACCCACTTGTGCGGGTTACTTCACGATTCGGGGGAATACTTGTTCCCGGATATGCCCCGACCGATCAAGGGCGACTGTTTTGTGAAAGGGCTTGACGGTAAGCTAGTCCCCTATGATGTCGCTGAAATGAAGGTAACGCGGTCGGTTGTTGAGGCTTGCGGGGTTTCGTGGGCGGAATACGAGTCAGCGGAATCAATCGTAAAGCTAGCCGATGATGCGATCCTATACGCGGAAGCGCGGGATCTCGTGAAATCGGCGGAATGGTGGCGACAAAAGGCGAAACCCGAGCATTTGCACTATATGACCGAAACGATAACCCCCGGTCATTGGGGGGGTGTAGACGATACTGCGCTAGCCCTAGAAGTGGAGATCCAGGTAGCCGCAGCCTACGTAAAACACTTTCGGAGCAATCAATCATGCTAACTGAATACCAACGCCCCCCGTTGAAGTGGGCAGGGGGCAAGTTTAGGCAACTCCCGACACTGATCCCGCTAATCGGGGAGATCAAAGGACGGTATATTGAGCCGTTTCTAGGTGGGGGTTCTGTGTTCCTAAACGTGCAAGCCCCGTTTTCGGTTGTCAGCGATGCGAACCTGGATCTAGTCAACTTCTACCGCCAAGTGCAAGCCGATCCCCGAATAGGGGCTAGTTGGTTCAACTGTGGGCAAAATACCGAAGGAAACTACAACGCGATCCGTGCGGGGTTCAACGGTAAGCAGCACCCCCCCGCAACTCTTGCGGGTTGGTTCCTTTACCTAAACAAGCACGGTTATAACGGGTTGTACCGCGTAAATGCTGACGGGGGGTATAACGTGCCCTGGGGCAAAGCCGAGCGGGATCCTAGCTACCCTAGTGACGCAATGTGGGCACTCCACCGTAGGTTACAAACCGCGATCGTAAGTAGCCCCTTCTACACGGCAAAGCCCTACGCAAGCACGATTGACAACGCAACGCGGGGGGATTTCGTCTACTGTGATCCGCCTTACGTTCCACTCGATAAAGGTGGGTTCACTGCTTACACTTCCGATGGCTTTGAATGGTCGGATCAGTGCTTGCTAGCCCGTTCGGTTCAAGCTGCATTCGAGCGGGGGGCACGTTGCATCGTTCAAAACCACGATCTCCCCGTAGTTCGGCAACTGTACCATTCCCACGGTGCTACCCATTTCGCCACGATCAAGGCTAGCCGCTCAATCAACAGTGACGGGGGCAACCGTGGGGAGGTTGACGAACTAATAGCGATCTGGGGGCTACCGTAGCGGTTGCTCCGTCATACCCCGCAGAATGATTCCACCGATCGCTTGTGCTGCACCCCCGATAGCGTGCAACCATTGGGCAGTGTTAGAAGAGACAAGCCCCGTAAAGAACGCGACGATCACGGGAGCGTGAAGTAGCAACGCAACCCCAATATGAAATAGCACCGTTCGGCTAGGATTCCCGTCAGCACGCGTAATCAGATTCATTTTGACGCCCCCTCCAATCGCGTGATCCGTGCTTCCGCTACCGCAATCCGCGTTTCATGTTGATCGATCAAGTCAAGTTTGCGCTCTACCCTTGCGAGCACTTCCATTTTTGCGCCGAACGATAGCAGGGCACTCCCCCCCGCAATCATGGCACCCAACAACGCCCCCACGATCGCAATCCAGATCGGGGCTTTCTTTTCCATCGCGGTGATTAGAGCGCCCATATCAGTTAGCCACCCGATCCGCGATTGCGTAGCAAACACGCTGTAGAATATGCGTGATCTCGCTACCCATAGAAGACACGACAAGGCCCCCCGCAGCGTCACAACTTGCGCGCAGCACGGGAGCACACGAAAGCAAACCCAGGGCAAAGATCAGCCCTGTAACCCAACGTCTGATCATAGTACCCCCTTCGCTTGCCGTACCTGGGCAAGCTCAATCCAGAAATCACCCAGATTCTTAGCCGTCATGGTTCCGTAAGCCCAAACCCACGATTCCCCACAGTACAGCGCGGACCGCTCCAACTGCACTCGGCTTGAATCGTAATCCGTAGCCCCATAGGACGGCATACCCAGGGCAAACACGCGACCTTTTCGAGATCGTGCCACCGCTTGATAGGCGTATTTTTGCACTGCCCCAGGGGCGCTAGCCCCCTCGGCTGTTAGGGGCTTGCTGCTATAGGCTTGCACGATCGGGGCGTCCAATGTTGGCGACCAAAACGGATCGCTCGCATCATCCCCCACCCTTGCAGCGATCAACGTTGCTCGCATGCGAAGGGCGTAACTGACGATACCCGTTGCGAGCGCAGTCCACGATTCCGATCGTTGCGTATCGGTGAACCTACGGCTAAACCATGGTTCTTCGGTATCCAAGTGAAGCGCACCGAACAACGATCGAAGCGGTGAAATACCAGATAGCAGATCCTTTGCGTATTTTGCCCCAGGTACCAGCCAAGCGAGTAGATCAGTAGCAACCCCCGCAGACCGGAAGGTTTCTAGCGCTTTTTCTACACCGGGATAGAGCGTGAACGCTTGTCCTTTGCTGGAATCGTTGGCGACTAGGGCCAACGTCAAGCCCAGTTTGCGTGCAAGATCCAGTTTAGGTTGCGCGTTGCTCCACGTACCGGGGCGAACCCAAGCACCTAGTTTGAGCGAGCGAACACGCGGGTTATCCAAGTGGGAACGCAACCCGAACGGCACCCCCGTAGCAACTTGATACAGCCGTTTTGCTTCGGTTGTCTTATCCCCTTCGATTCCGTCAATCGGTCCGGGATCAAATCCCAAACCCCTAAGAACCAACTGGGCGCGGATCGTCAACGGGTTAGCTGCACTCATTTGGATTTGCTCGCTTCCCCTTCTAGGGCTTTCATTTCGGTTTTGAGAAACGCTGGAAAGGTTCGGCTAACTGACGATTTTACCAGCTTTTCCATTGGCCAACGCGACTTGATCCGAACGCGCTTTAGCAGGTTCCACATTGGCAAAAGCGGGCCACGCTTGTTAGTTCCGTCCCGAGCGTAAAGCGTTTTGCCATTGTCGATAAAGGCGTCTTTTTGCTTCAAGTAGCGTTTGGGCCAAGTCTTAGGGGGGGTCATTAGCGATTTAGGTTTACGTACTCTGAGCGGGACGCCGATCGCAGGGGCATCCTTTGGGGTTTTCACCCCCCCGAACGTCTGTGCGTCCATAAAGCGATCAAGGTGCCCGATCCAACCCGTCAATCCTTCCGGGCTAGCAAAACCGATCCTAAAGCCCCTTGCCGTGCGGTTGTTTCGGATCGTGAAGTAATCCGACAAATCCGCTTGAAGGTCCAAACGCGCGTTTTTCAGCGATTCGTTGATCGCACGGGATACAGCCTTACGTGTGCCCCGATCAACTGCCCCCAGGATCAGTGCTAAACGCGTAAAGGGGAGGGGTTGAACGGTAATCACGGGGGGCAGTCCTCCCCCCGGATGTTATCAGGCTGCGGGGGTCACGTATACCAACCAAACGGGGCTTACCCCGTCAGTTCCACACTCCCGAAGCGCTCGCAGGTTGGTAGGGCTACCCGACAAGCACAAGCCCCCCGGGGAAGGCTTCAAATACGCCCCAGGGGTCACGTTGCCGGCAACCCGTGCTCGCACTTGCCCCAGCAAAGCAACCCGTGTGTATTCGGAAGGGCGCTCGCTTCTAGGCACGTAAACACGACTCGGATCCCACACGGGATTTACCCGGGGGATATCAAGCATTCGGGGAGCTGCCTTACCCTGCAAGTGCTCGGGACACCGATCGAATGGCCCCTCGTACCCGGGATCCCAAGTGACGGTAACAGCCCCCGTAACTGGATCAGGTTCGGAAACGATTTTCTGCCCTTCAACCTCAATCCAAAGGGTTGGATCCGTGATCACGTTATCCCAAACATCTCGCAACCAGCGCCCCTCCCAATCGAGCGCAGCGGTATTACCCGTTACTCCAGGTTTGTTGCTGACAATGCCGAGCGTAACGTCCCCTTCCGTTGCCGGTCGGATCTTGTCCCCTTCCAACGCAATCGCAACCCCGATCGGGATTACACCGATCGTCAGATTCTCGAAATATTCCGCGTAGTCAGCCCCTCCCGTATCAAACGTGTTGCCGTAAAACACCCCCGTGTTTCCGTTGATCCGCCACGTTTGATTTTGCTCGCTAACACCCCCCGGTGTAAGTGAAGTAACCCCGGTTTTCTTACCACCGGCAACGATATAATCTCCCGTGATCTCCACATATTTGGCTGCAAGGGCAACCGAACTGCCCCCCGCAGCCCCTTGCGAGATCGTAGTGTTTGAAGTGGCGATTGCAGCGGATACGGGTTTGCGCACTTCGCTTTGAGCAGCGCCCCCCGCTGACGCAATAACAGCACTGCAAGTCTTATCGACCTTGCCCCCGTTACATGCGAGCGATCCCGTATACCCTGCTTGCAACTCCACACCATCGGAAGCGAGCGCGATCGATTTGGCGGATACCGTTTGCGTGCAGTTGCTTGACGCAATAGCAGCCGTGTGCATTTGCGTTGAAGTGCAAGCGTCGGAAGCTGCAAACAACTGATAAAATGCTAGATTGCTAGAGTTGTCGGAAGCGCACCCAGTTGACGCGATATGCGCGTTATTGGTTCCGCCCATTGCCCCCGTGTTACATGCAATCGCTGCACATTCATCCCCGGTAATGGTGAAAGTGTCCGTTGCGAAGGCAACGTTATGCAGCCCTGAGTTGCTAAGCGAAACCCCCGCGCCTAGAATCGACTCGGATCCTTGGTTGTAGCTAGCACTTGTAGCGATACAAACGCACCCCGAATGTGCCCCATTGACCCTAGAAGTGCTGACCGCGATCAACACACCCCCCGCGTAACTTGTGCGGGTTGTGGATCCCATATCCGTTGTGTACGCGTCAACCGCTCGTGTTCCGTTCAAGTTTTGCGCAAGTTGCGTGCTTACGGTTTTATCGAGCGATCCACCCCGAAGCAATGCCACACCGTCAAGCTCAGCCATAACCATATTGAGCCATTCGGCAGGTAGCACGGTTCCGGGGATGGCACCCCCTGGATTGAGCGGATCACCGTCGGTAAACCATCCTGCGGTACCTGTTGCGGTAGCCCCTGGGCGAACGGATACAGCTGACGCAATGTCGATCTGATACATTATGGCACCCCCTCGTTACTGTAGCCTACAGCGCAAAACGTATGTGCTGCTTTGGCTTTGTTGATCAAGCACATTAGACCGGGATATCTGTAATCGGAATGCAGCCGCTCCCCGGTTCGGTTTAGCCCTACCCGGAACGGCAATCCGAGATCCCAATCATAAATCGTCAAACGGAACGTAGCGCAAGCCCCTTGCCCTGTTAGCGCTTGTCCTGCCCTTGCCATTCCGCAACGAAACGCGGGATCTTTGGAGTAAACTACCCTGGAAACATCGATCCCTAACAGCGTGGCCACTAGCTGACGCAACCGCTCAATCGTGTTTCCCCCGCGTGCGGTCAACTGCGCTTGCAATAGGGTGCGCTGCTTTTCGAGCGTATCGGGTAGTGCTGTGCATTCATCGGGAGTGCCCACGATCGATAACCAATGACTGATCCGATCGCTGACGGTGTAGGGATCCGATTCCGCGATGATTGCTCTTACCGCTGCGCTGATAACACTCCACTCTCCCGACAACCCGCGCAGTATTTCAGTTATCGAGCTTGCATCCCACACTAACCCCCGGGGTAGCGTTTGGCGTTGCAAGTCAACGAACGTTTCCGCGCTGATTTGGGCTATGGGATCCATGTTACAGCCCCTAGCACGGCAACTTCGATCGGCGCAAGCGTTATGTCAGTGCTAGGACTGCCCCCGTTGATCGCAACCAAGTTGTGAATCCCCCCGATTGCCGTGCGGATCTGCGAATCGTATAGCGTTGCGGTTGGGGGTATTGACTCGAAAAGTGTCAACAGGCTTTGAAGTACCGCGTTGCGGTGATCTGACGTGTTCGGTTTGGGGTACAGATCGATCGATAGCGTGATCGTCCTAGCCACAGCCCCATACACGTAGACTTCACACCCCACAGGGCAACGTGATTCGTCAGTAAGAAATGCGAGCACTTCCGTGATTTTCGCATCGTTCGGGATCACGTCCCCTGGGGCCCCGTCGCCCCTTGCTACAGTAAACACAATCGCGACGGTACCTACCCCGTATTTGTTGGGGTACACGAACACGCGATCCACATTTTCAACCAATCTAGCGCGCTGTGCCCAATCGCTAACAGTATCCCCCTGGGGTGGCTCCCGTATCCGATCAAGCACTCGGGATCGGTAGCGTTCTAGCGTTTCAATGTCGGAACCGTCAGCTGATCCCCCGTTACAAGTACCCTCCGCGACTACTCCCACGATCGGCGTTACAAGCGTCAGCGTTACCCCGTCAGCGGTATTTTGTGCAGCCCCAAATAAAACCGATCTAACGGGTACTTCCGCTGTATCCATTGCGATCGTTTGTTCCGATGTTGACTCGTAAACAGCCCCGTCCCCGCGTGCCCATTGCTTCCCCGCTGCAATAACGGTTCCGTTCGTCCCTGATACAGTGATCGGGAACGTGGCCCGCGTAGGCTGTAGCCGCTCCACTCCCCAGATCCTACCGATTCGAGTCAAACTCGCTTCGCTGCAAACATCGGGTAGCGTTTCTTTGATCGCGCTTGCAGCTTGCAAATGCAGCAAACGGGATATAGCCCCCTGGCAATAGGCAAGCGCCCACGGTAGCGTCAACGGAACATCGGGGCTATCTTCGGGGCGTAACTCAGCGCGAATATTCGCCTTAGCCCGGTCAACCGCTTCCGCGAGTGTCGGCACTTCGATCCCGATATCTGTTAGCTCAGGCATATTACCGCCACAAATCCGAAAGGTTAGGCAAGTTGATCCGAGTTTGCGTTGTATTCACGCCGATCGTGACACTGGCCCCGAAACCGTTAGCTGTTATGTACGCGCTGCACTCGATAGAAGTGGCAATCTTGTCTCGAATCCACCATTCCAGCGCACCATTGATCGCTTGATTCACACGTTCAACCGTTCGGGTCGTTATTGGCTCCCGAACTAATAGCCATAACGGAGATCGCACGTATTCCCCGCTTGGGTCACCCCAAAAACCCCTGGGGTCGTTGTCGGGGGTTTCGTCCCCCGGTTGTGCCCTGCAATCGGTCAACAGACTGCACACGAGTAGACGGGCCAGCCGTTGCAACGCGGTATCTGTAGCACGCGGGATGATATCAACCGCGATTACTTCACCACTTGCCGAATATGCAGCGATCACGGGATTGCACCCCCCGCAGCGAAAACTTTAGTGGATACCCCTACCCCGGGGATTTCCTCGAAACGTAGCGCCGTATACGGGTCTAATGTCTTGCCGGTCAATACCCCGTCCCCTGCGGTCCACCCCCCGGGGGGCTCGGGTCCAATGCGCACAATGGGCGCGTTTACCTCAATCATAGGCTGCGTCCCCCCCCGGAGCACTAGCGTAACCCCCGCAGCGTTATACAACGCTACGTCCCCCCTTGCGAGCCCCCGCAGCGTATACCTACTATCCCCTACGGCTAGGATTACCTCGGATCCATCATCTAACGTCAGTACAAGCGCGGGGGCGTTCGTGGGGGGGCACGCTGCTAGCCCGTAAGGTTCCGCGCTGGTAGCGTTAGCGGTTTCGTCCCCCCGCGTTTTTACGGTGATCTGACGGATATTTTGCGAGTCGTCAGACTCTTTTACTGCCCCCCACTTCATTTGGCCCCCTTGTCTAGTTCCGCCCAATGCTTCCCCGTTGTGTTACTGCCCTTTTTACGTTTGATCGGGGTAATCACGTCATAGGTATCAGGGTTAGCTAGCCCTAGAACGGTACGCTCAGCCTGATCCGAAGCGCAAGTAAACGTTACTTCACTTACTAGCATTGTTTCGCTAATCCCGCCGATCGGATCGTCAACGATTACAGTTTGCCCAGGTTCCCAAACCTTACCGTTGTCATTCGTCCAACTGCTTACGGTGTAGCTTGCCGTGATCGCTTTAGCCAACCGGCTAGCTGCTTCCCACTTGGCCCGGTATTCGCACCGATCCGAATCTGCCCCACTTTCGGCTGTTATGTGAAGTTTACGCCAAATCCGCGCGCCTAGCACGGGATCGTCAACCCCTCCCAGATACCCTCCCGTGGGGGCTGTAATGTTCGGATCCAACTGCCCTTTGCATACGTAACGCGCAAACACTTGCGTTGCGTCAAACTTGACTTGGCCCGCTATGACATTTACCCCCACAATCAACTTACCTACGGGGTGGCTTTGTTTTGGTCGAAATATCCGCAATACCCCGCTAGCATCATCGCACAGCACAGCCCCCGCTAAACGCGCGGGTTTCTCGATAGCTGCATAGGCTTTATCGGTTGACTTGACGTGAACGTGCTTTAGCGTTTTGCCTTCCGCAATGATGGTTGGATCAACGATTGCGTCGGTTCCGTACTGTTTAGCTATTAGGGGGGCTAACTGTGCAAGTGTTACCCCTTTCAGTTGTTCCCCGCTACCCGAAGAATCCACTAGGTCACACGATCGGGATCTACCACTAACGTTTTGCGTCAATGACCCCACATCGTAACTAACTTCAGGGATTTCAGCGTACCCGGTAAGGATGCGCTGATCCCCCAACGTAACGACACACTCAGCCCCTGCGGGGATATGGGGAAGCCTACCCGTATCAGTCAACGGAAACTTGATCCCTAGCTGAAACGTTCTACAAGCAGACTCCAGGCTAGCCGTTACGGTAACGGATTTCCAATAGGTAAACCGTTTACCGGCAACGATCAACGCTACTTCACGCATGATCAATGACTTTGACGGTTCCGCTTAGCAAACCCGCAGCCCCATTAGCCCCATTGATTTCGTTTTCGTAATCTGTGGTGCCAAACTCCCGAAACGAAACAAGAAACGCTAGCGTAGGGGCGTCAAGCTCCACCGTTCGTGTATTGGGCAACCGCTGTGCGTATTCCCGCAGTCTAGCCGCTAGCGCAACTCGGATTGCGTCCAACTGCATAAGCACGTTTGCGGGGGTTTCGGTTTGCTCCGTTTCACGCTGTAGCGCCAAAATAGCCCGTTCATAGTCTATCGTGGCTGCGTCCACAGTCGCATATGTATTACCCACAACGCTAGCAGCAAGGGCAACCGCAGCGGAACGGGGGTAAAAATCCATTACCGTTCGGCGCACACTGCTAATCTGATCCGTCGTCGGATTGCCGGTTACTTGTCTTGCGGGGCGTTGCTCCCCTCCCCCGAAACGTGACCATAACCGCCAAAGCACGCTAAGTGGTGCTAAATCTAGCACAGCCCAAAACGCAGTTACCGACGCTTGCGGGTTGGATACTTCGGAAGTCTTAGCTAGCACGTCAACCGCTTCGGTGTACTCCCCGGACATATCATCTAGTGATCCCGGCAAACTGAGCGAGGATACTGCCGATTTAGTGAAATCGCTAATAGCGGCTAACCCTGCAATCAAAGCGAGCGGGGCTGTAGCACTTGCCAAACGATCGAAGAAATCAGCAATGACGCCTAACCGCGCGTTGTCAATCGCACTCGTTAGCGTTCCCGCTGCGTCAGTAAGCGCGCTAGTCGGGTTGGCTAGTTCCTTCGCTTCGGTGCATGTAATCGAGAAACGCGCGATCCACCGTTCCGCTAGCGTTTCGGTGATATCTATCGTCGCGTTCCCAACAAGCAAAACACCCCATACTGGGTGCTCCAATCGGGCCAATCCTCGCGTTTCAACCGCGTCCCTAAGTTTACGGATCTGGGTGCGCCAATCCTGCCCTTGTACGAAACCTGTTACGGTATGCACTCGGGTAAGTTTACCGAGATCAGAAATCGTCGGGGGGTTTTCGGAAAAAGGGTACTCGTCTACCGTTCCGCGTCTACCGAAGGGGGCTGATACTTGATCCGCAAAGAATGGTACTCCCCGGAATGCTGCGTTCATTGGTTCACCATTCGTGGGCCAACGTTTAGAGCGATATGCGGATTAGCCGTTGCTCCCGGTTGCTCTACTGTAACCCCCTGGGGCATATTGCGGAAATCAACAATCAGCTTACCTAACCCCGGGGGGGTATTCTGGGCTTGCTTGTAGTCTGCGGAACGGTTCAACGATGATACCGGAATCCCGCCTAGTGTTTGGCCCCCTTTGGGCATAGGCTCGGCTGATCCACCGATCCCGTTTTGAATCAGTCCCGTTATCACTTCATTACCGTGTGCGAGCGCAGCGTAACCGGGGATCCATGAAACGGTGGACTGCGCTAGTTCTTTGATTCCGTTAGCCGTTGCTTTGATCTTGGCGTATGCCCAATCGAAGATCGCAACAACCCCTTCCCATAGCGATTTGAAAAACCCTGTTACGGCACTCCAGGATTCTTTCAGCTTATCGGGGGTGTAGCGATCCCAGATCGTGCCAAACCAGTCCCCTACCGCAACGAAAATGGCTTTGACCCCTTCCCAGGTACTAGCGAAGAAATCAGCCAAACCCCCCATTACTTCGCTTAGCCCGTCAAACGCCTTACCGAAATCAAGCGTAAACACCCCAGTGACGAAATCCAGGAAACCGCTTAGAATCCGCTTGATTGAATCCCAAACCGCGATCACTGGCCCCGTAAGTGTGTTCCACAGATCGATGATTAGCTTTATCGAGGCTTTGACGACTAGCACTATCCCCTCAAACACTTGGCCCGTGATCACTTTGATTTCGGTCCAATGCGAGCGGATCCATTCAACTATGCCCGTAACAAGCGGTTGAACCGCGTTCCAAATCGCCTTTAGTCCGTCCACTATTTTGGACAAGTTGACCGATCTCGCTGCGGAAGCGATCCCCGCTATCACTGCTTGAATGCGTGCCCCGATTACTTGCTTGTTAGCCGCAATCCAATCCCGCAGCCCATTGATCAGCGGGGTTATCATCGGGACAAGGCTAGCCCCCAGTTCGTTCGCAATGCCCCCGATCGATGCTTTGAAATCGGTAAACGATTTAGCGGTTACGTCTGCTTGCTGGGCTGTGGCGTCACTTACGATTCCAAATGCCCTAGCCTGTTTTGCAGCGTCGGCAAGCCCCTGCTTACCCATAGAACCTAGCCTAACTAGACTCTCCCCCGCACCCCCGAACGCAGCGTCAGCTAGTGCAGCCTTTCGTGCACTATCGGGGAGTTGTGACATTGCTTGGGTGATTAGCTCAAACGCTTCCGCTGTAGACTTGGCCCCCTTTACCTGCTTCAACAGTGCAGGGGACACTTTCTTTAGGAACGCGTCAAGTGAGCCACTTCCGCCCCGAAGTTGCCCCATACGCTTGTCAAGCTCAGAAACCCCCTTATCCAGCGTTTCCGCGTCAACCCCGACCGATTTAGCCGCGTAGCGTAGTTCTTGAAGTTGTTCGGTGGTTACCCCAACCGACTTGGCAAATCGGTACATTTCCGCAGTAGAGTTTACGAACTGGGATCCCGCCGCTATTATCCCGCCTTGCAGCCCTGCAAGTGACGCAACTCCCCCCGCGATCCCCTTTACTAACCCTTTTGCAATCGACCCTACCGACCCGAGCACGCTAGCCGCCCCCGAAGCGGCCGATTTTACTCCCGAGATCATCCCCCGAAGTGGCCCGGTAAAATGGTCTACCGCAGAAACAACCGACTTGATCTCTATCGCCACGGGTTGACCCCCGCTTTCAAAAACGGTTCGGATCGCGTTTTATCTACGCTTAGCAACGTATCCGCCCAAAGTGCGAAATCATCGCACGCAAGTGCTAGTAACTCGCTAAGCGTAACCCCTCCGCGATAACTCCACAGTATGTTTGCGATCGTTTCGTCTATTTCCGCGATCTGTGCGCGGGTTAGCCCCCCCAAACCGCAAACCGCAACGATCCACGTGATCCCGTTTACGTGGACCTTGCCGGCAAAAAAGGGGCCACAGCCTCGCTCATAGTGCCAAAATCGACAATAGAACACTGATCCAGTTCTTTTTCTGTAAGCATGAAACAGTGCTGTAACACTTCGCAAAGGAACACGTGCGAAGTGTCGTCACTGATCTTTGCTTGTGCTCGCAAAATGCCGATCGTAGGCTTGCGCATCATCGTCAGTTCGGTTTTATCCTCCCCTGCTATTCGCACGGGATCTGTCAACCGAACCTTGATAACGTTACCCTTCAAATCCACGATCGGCATATGTTCCCCTTCGATATGTTACTACGCAGGGTTAGGATCCCAGGCCCCCACCCCTTCCCAGCGTAGTTTGACAGTCCCCTTAGAACTGTCAACCTCGGAAGCGGACACTAGCAAAGCCTCCCGAAGCGTTCCGCTTCTACCGCTAGCGAGCACAACTGTAATCGTTGCCCCCCTAAGTTTGTTGAGCTTGGCAAGATCCAGTGATTTCGTATGCACGAAAGTACCGTCAACGAAACCAACCGCGTATGATTCGGTTCCGTAAGGGGTACCATCGGCTGCACGTGCCATCGTGTGACTATACTCGTCAAACATGCACGTGATTGTACCCTCCGCCGAAATCATATCAGCGTCGCACCGAACCGTTACGTTTCCCCCCACGGGGGCAGTGTTGCTAGCCATTGGTTACCCCGTGATTCCCTTGGAAAACTCAATCAACCATGCGCCGATCTTGAACTGACCCGTGAGATCGGGAGCAAGGTACATATCAGCACGATCTTTGTTGGTTCCGTTTATTTCACACGTCAACAGACTAGCGAACGCTTCGGGATCGTTGACGATCCCATTTTCCGCCATAATCCGGTATTCCGCGATCGTGTTCGCTCGCAAGATTGACGGTGTAACTACGGGAGTACCGGGAGCAAACCGTACCCCGTCGGGGGCCAAAATGTGCTGCGGAAACCGATCCGCTACCTTTGCCGGGATCGTGGCGATTTCCTGGAGTTGCTCCACGATATTCTGACTCAGGTACGCGTCCGTTGCGGATCCTGCGTCATTTCGCTGATAGTTCGTGATTACGTCCCCGATCCGCGTAGCCCCTTGCGGGGAGTAACGCAGATAGGAACAACCCGCGTAGGCTAGCGCGTTGTGATCCGCAAACTTCCATCGATCCAGTTCGGGAGTTGCGCGCAGCCCTTTGACCGCGAGATCACAGTAAGGGCGCGCAGCGTGGATTTCAGCCGAACGGCTGACGACGGCTGACGCTGCGCTTGCCACTTCCCACGGGCTACAAGGGTTCCCGAGTGGCGTACCACTAGGACGGGGGTCGGGGCTACCTTCCGACACCCCAGCCCCCTCAAAAGCCCATAGGGTAAGGTGCTTATCGTTCCGGTCAGATCCCGCGCTAACGGCTGCGGTAGCACTCGCGTAGGGCGCTGCGGTGAACGCATGCCCGTAAGCCTGCACAGTCGCACCCCAACGCCGATCCATTTCCGTTGCCAGAAAATCAAGCGCTGTGGAGTTGTAGTATGGGGAGATAATCCAGCGATACGGCTGATCCCCGATCCACGTGCTGATAAGCTCCAAACTCGGATCAGTTGCGCCTCCCGAAAGCGGGGAGATCGTCAGCGAAACTCCAAAATCCAGATCGGGTTCGCCCCCCGCGTTCCCAAGATAGTTGAAGCGCAGATCAATCGTATTGCCTAGCGTACCCTTGTGCTTCGCCGTACAAACTACGTCCAACCCGTCGGTTTCTGCGGTAACCGCACAATACTTGTCCGCTGTGATAGCTGCTACGATCTTATCCGCGATCGTCGCCGCTACGTCCCCTTTGACTACGGTGAACGGAACCAAACGCCCCGCGACGTAAAGCGCGACTGATCGCGTTTTTGTGCAGGTTGCGTTGGCTACGGTAATAGCCCCACTTGCCTTGTTACCGTCTGCGTCAGCGAGCCCAATGACGAAAAGATCCGCCCCTGGGTTGTTGCGACGAAACATGCTACCCATTTGCTGCGCAATGGATCCCGCTCCGAAGTAGAGATCAAGATCCGAATCGCTCAGAATGCGGTAGGGTTGTCCTGCGTTGGCTGTACCTTCCGCGAGTTTCTGACCTATGATCAGGTTACGGGGGCGTTCCCGAGTGTTCCGCCCCTTTGCTCGCATTTCGATATACTGGTATGGCACTCGCACGTTTGGCGAGATTTCAGAGAAAGGTGGCATTTATCCCCCCACATTCGCGGTTACGTCAAAACTAGGGGCCTGTGTTTCGCCCTTAGTGTGTTGAATCTGAGCATCGATCCCAGTGAAAACTTCACCCAACAACGCAGGATCAACGCCGATCAATGTGTCTACGTCTACCTGAGCGGTGATCTTGACACCAGAGATCCGCGCTTCCGCGTCTTTGTCCGTTCCCGACGCATATTCCCTGCGGATATTTCCAACGCGGGTTATGTGCTTGCTCCAAGTGCTACGTGCTAGCAGTGTCAACGTAACCTCCCGTGCCATTTCGCGGATCTTGCTAGCGATCAACGCATCGGCTTGTTCGGGAGTTTCCACACTGCTAATCGCGTGAACGGCTGTGCACGTTACGGTCAGATAGACGGAATCAATGAAATGGATCCCGTTTTCGTCGCGTTCCTGATTTAGTTCCCCAGTTTCGATCGAAACGCTGATCTCGTACTTCGGAAGATCGGCAACGTCATAGCTGACGGGAACTAGCCGAGTATCGTTGATTGACTCGCTCGGAACGATCGCGGTCAACGTAGCGTCAGCACGCAACGCGTTGACTGTGCGGTCTATTAGGGCCTGATCTTCCATTTTAGCCCTTTTCCCTTACTAGCTTGATCAGGCTAACACCCCTTCCGTTCTCGCGGGGTTTGCCGTCAACTTGAAACCAACCCCCCCCGGTATCAAAAACGAATACCCGATCCCCCCGAACGGGTTTGATTCCGTTCGCCACTAGGTTCGTTGTTGTGATCTCGATTGTAGGTGCTTCCGTCTGCACTTGGGTGTCAACGTCAATGAAAACGTGTGCAGAGTCAAACACCCCGTATAACGGGATCGTTGTGGCGGTTTGTGTCACAACAAAGTTGATCGGTACGGAAAACACCGAATCGATCGCATCATTGATTATGTCAGCAAACCGCCACGAAGATCCCACTTGTTACGCTCCCGTGGGGATCGCAATCCAATGCACGTACAACTTACCAGCCGTAAGCGCTTGGACTGCTACTACCGCGTCAACAGTAGCCTCCCCAGTAGGGGCTGCAAGCGCGCTTGCGATCGTGTTTACCGCGACCGTCGCCTTACCAAGCCCCGCATCCCAGTAGTTGCTGGCATCGCTGATCGCGAGCGCAGCCTTGATCGTAGCCCCCCCGTGGATTTTGAGTTGAATCGTGGCGGAATCGTCGCCACTCGTGAACGTGGTAAGCACGTCAACCCAAGCATACAGGATTCGATACCCTGAGGGGATCCGATCTCCGTCAATCAACGGAACCGTGCCAACAGCAACCCCTCCCGTTGCGTCGAATACCGCAACGCCTTTGAGCACGGGTCTACCAACGACAGAATCTCCGTCAAGACTGAGCAGATAGGTGTTATCCGCGTCAAGCGCTTGACGCGCAACAACGCCGATCTTACCAGGGAAATAAGGCGTAACCGTTGCCTTACCCGTGTTCGGATCCAGATAGAGCGGTCGCCCTACGATCGCTGCACCTGCCCCCGTTGCCTTCGCAACCTCATATTCCCCCTCAAGCGCTACCTCCCAGTTGGGTTGTGTTGCGGAATGGTCCCCCGTCAGCATAACGCCGACAACCGTCAGCAACCCCAATCCCGCATCATGCAAACGCACAAGCGAACCCCGCGAGTAATACACGGGATTTCCACTCAGATCGTTGAATGTGCTGTTACCTTTCAGGGTTTCACCGCTTCGGATTTGAACCCCGGTAACGCTTCGATTTGCCATTTTGTGATCTCCGTTCGTTTCTTGTGTTCGTGTCTTGTAAGTCGGTTCTACTTCCGACTAGGGATTAGTCACGCGTGATCCGCACCATTCCACGGTGCTCGGTTGCGCCCGCTCCAAAGTGCAACTCACACTTGATTTCGAGCCCCGAAACCTCGAAACCTTCGCGCTGGGTGATCTGGGGGCCTTCCGTACCTTGCAGATAGCCGTAGGTCACGTTTGACACACCCCGCGACGGATCCGCCGCGACGTACCAATAATCAGTAGCCCCTACCGCGTCCAAGTACGGTTCAATACACGGCACGTCATACATTCCAACCATAGCGGCGGGAACGACGTTTGCGAGCGTAGCCGAAAAAAGCTGATTCGTGCTCAGCGATCGGTGTGCGTCAGCTGCAAGCAGCATCGGGACGATCTGCAAACGCGGGTTGAGATACATTGGCAAACCCGCCGCCTCATCGGGGGAGGGTTGCGTAGTCTGTGAACCAAGCACAAACGCGATATCGTCAAACATTCCGTCAGCCGTAGGCTTTCCGGTAACGTTTCCAAGGTTCGCGTGGGCTGCGCTAAACAGCGCGTTGCCGTCAGACATAACGTCATTGGCGATCAACGTGTCGTATACCGTTTTCGTTTCGGTAGCACGAGCACTATTCGCCCACATTCGCGGAATGTCCCCGAACGCCCCAATATCGTCGTTTACGATCAACTGGGTGGTAACTCCCAGGATCTTGCCAAATGACGCAACGCGGAAGCTGTTTCCACTATCCGTCATAGTTCCGCGCGCAAACTCCCCATTTTCCCCAACCTTTTCGAGACTAGGGGCGGAACTGAGTTGCACGAACGAGGTGTTACGGAAGTTGGGGAGATCCCGCCTCATTGCCCAACGCGTATACGTTACGGGAAACGCTGCATACTGAGCTTTGAGCACGCGTTGTACCACGTTGCTCAGCACGTTGGGAAAGTTGCCAGTTGCGAGCAAACCCCCCGATGAACGCTTTTCCAGGATCGCGGTTCGGTGCGTACCCAGCCCCATAGCCTCCCGGCAAATGTCATGCGTAGACATTCGCGAAATGCCGGGGATCCCCGAACGAATAAGCGAAGCTTCCGCAAGTCGCGGAAGGGTAAGATTCTGGTATTCTGAAACCTTGCCCCCTCGTTTCGCGTTCGCTTCAACTTCCGCGCGGATCGTAGCGTCCCCGGGACTGGCACGCTGCATAAGCGCAAGGATCATACCCTCCGCGTGCTCAGCTTCGGATCGATCCGCGCCAACTTCAACCCCCGATCCCCCGATCGGGGCTGCGGTTCGCTTTTCGGCGAGTGTGAAAAACTCAGCCGTTGCAACGTCAGCAGTTGCGGATCGCTTTACGATCTCGCTTGCATCATCGAACGTAATCCCCAGAGTGTTCGCCCGCTTGATCAGCGAAAGCGTTTCGTCTGCCGTGATCCCTTGCTTGTCTCCCATTACGGTCCCCTTTTCTTGTATAGTCTCAATCGGCGCATACGCCGATCGTGTGTTAGCCCCGTCGTCAGCCGCGATCGCTACGGTTGACACTTCCATTACGATCGCTTTTGTCGTCGTTCTGAGTGCGGGTTGCCCGTCGCGTTCGGTCCAAATATCCTCTAGCGGGTTGAACCCCATTGACACCTTGCGCAAGATCCCGTCCCGAATATCTCCTAGGGTGCCCTGAGCGGCGGGATTATTGCTCGCTCGCACAGTACCCACACCGATCAACGTTCCGTTTTCGTCAACGACTTTTGCCGATCCGTCAACGAACGCACCGATCACGCTATCGACACTTGACGCGTCATGGTTCCGTAGGAACGGGGCACCGTTGTTGAGTCTTGACAGATCAAAACCCGCGAGATCAACCGCATGATCGTAGCGCTCAACTTGCCAAGTTTCGGTATTCAGCCGCATTCTCGCGACAACCCCGCCCGCACTCCAAACAACTTCAAAAGTTGCGTTGCGTTTAGCGGGATCTTCGGAAGCGGGATCCCCGGGGGTCCAACTTCGGATCGTCCCCTGGGTTACCCCCGGGGACGTTCCCAACCCCGCAGGAACGGGGGTTCCCCGGGCTACCAGTGCTGCGCGGATATCGGAGGGGTGTGTAAGGTAGGTAATCATGCTCGGGAGCTTATAGGGGCGCTTTACCCCCGTCGCCGACTTTCGGGGGATTAGTCGTCGATTGCGCTTGCCCGTTGCTAGCTATGTGGGTCGCTAACGAGTCAAACGTGATCCCTTGCGCTTCACACTCCCGAGTAAACTCGGCGGTTTCGCGGATCACTTCACGCCAATCCCTCCCTGTTTCGACTAGGATCGCATCCTGGGGGGACATTAGACCCCCTCGCATGCGTTTGATCACTTCATCGGCTCGAGTCTCACTATCCACTTGGCGCCACGGTGGCGGGATCCATCTAACGGGATACTCCCGATCCGGGATCAGCCCTTGTGCGATTGCGGTATCGAGTGCCCACTTTACGCAGGGATCACACACTTGCGGGATAAAGAGCGTTGCTTGTAGCGCTTCGATTGACGTTTTGAAACTGTTATCACCGATCCGAATCGAACTAAAAGACGTTCCGCTAAGATCCCCGCTGACGCGTTCGTAGGACATACCCAAACCCGCCGCTACCCGGGTCAAGTGGGCTTTGTCGAAATCCGCCCAACCTAGCGCACTGCTAGGCGTTGGAGTAGTTACCGTTTTACCTCCGCGCAGAAACGTGATCAACCCAGGTTCCATCGTCGTGATTGGGTTACCTTCCGAATCCTCCGAAACAGTTGGACCGATCCCGCTTGTCTCTTCGGAAGTGACAAACGCGGTAAAGCACGCTTGGACGCGCATCCTTACCCGTTCCGCGTCAGCCGCATCATCGGTATCTTTTGCGGTGATAACTACCGCTGACGCTGCGGGAATGCCCCGTACTTGCCCCCCGTCAACAGACTCGTACGCCAGAATCAGATCCGAAACCGGAACAAACTTACTCCAGGGGAGCATCATTCCTACAGATCCCGGGCCATCCCCGGGGAAACGGGGGCGTACGTAATACCCTCGTTTGCGCCCAAGTGCGTCATACTCCACCCCTAGAATGATGCGGGATCCATCTTCGCGATCGATGTTCCACGATTCGTCAACGTATTCAGCCGCTAACGTTTCGAGTTGCATAGCGATCGGCAAGTTATCCGTAAGACGGCGGTACCGCTTGCGGATCACGATCTCCCCTGTATCGAACAGGGTGTACGCCCATGTACGTTGAAGCGCTGCAAAGACGATCCCGCTATCGTCAGCGCTTCGGATACGCGAGTCGCAAACTTTGAAAAACGCACTAAGCACTGATTCGACTTTGGCGTTTAGCTGCGGATCTTCGGTTTCGACCCTGCACTTGATCCCGGTTCCTACTAGCGCGTTTACAAACTCGGAACGCGCTTTATGCACGTTTGGGTTGTTGGCACTCAGATCCCGGCAACGTGCTCTAAGAATATCTCCCCCGATCCGTAAATCCTGATTCACAGACTGGATCGGTGTTCGCCACCCTGCAAGGCGATCGGTGCGGGATGCTCCGTCAAACTTGCGGATCTCTTTGGGTGCAACTAACGCTAGCGCTGTGCTTGGCTGCATATGCCGTTCTTTGTACCACGGTTGCATTTACAGCCCCTTACTGTGATTCGTGCGAGAATAGGACGGCCGATCCGTGCCCAACGCTGCTAGAATCTGGCGTTCTAACTTCGCCAAATCCTCGTCAGATCGAAAGGATGTTGACCGATCCTTGTTCGCCGCGCTAGCAACGCCACTTGCGCGCATTCTGCGAACCGCTGCTAGATCGGCTTGCGTGAAGTTTCCGTTAGCGTCTGGCATTTATCCAACCCCTAGGAGCGCCCACAAAACTCTGGCGCGCGTTTGGAGTGTGCCCGGGGGCTTGCCTGAGCGCAAGCGTAGCCGTAAGGGTGTGTCCCTGGGATTGCCATCCCCGAAGCGCTGCAAGGGCATAACAGGCTAGGTCTAGCGGTTCGTTCCGCTTGTATATCTTGCGCCACTCTCGGGTTATCGTTCTGCCCTTCATTGTCTCGATCTTGCGCTCCGATAGCAAACCTCGAAAAAACGAGTCGTCACACCATTGCGACGCAGGAAAGTGCATACAACCATCGTCAGAAGGGGTTAGCTCGAATCTACTCAGGATCAACGTTTTTGCAGCGTCAGCCCCCACGGGATAACTAGGAATCTCCCAACGATTGCGAGCGGGGCGGATCTTAGTGGGCCAGATCGGATATTTAGTGCCGATCTTATCGTCAATCCCTTTTACACTCCAGATCAGCCGCCCTTTGTCACGCATGTAACGGACAAACTCGTGCACTTGATCGGTCAAATAGGATTCGTCAACGGTAACTCCCACGATCGGGATATCCCCCTTTGCTGACGAAAACTTACGATCCAGATACTCGGCTAGTCTACGCCACACGGATCCCCGGTTACTAACCGGAACGCTTGGGTTGCCTTCCAACCGCACATAATCGATCCAGTAACTAGATTCCGTTACGGTGTACCCTACCGTGCCCACTTCTAGCCGATCCCCTTGGACGTCAATCGAAGTAAACAGCGCAGCCACCGTATCGGGGATTTCATACTTGGCCCCCGTCCCTACACCAAAACCCGTTTCCGTTCTATCGTCTGCGTTCACCGTAACGTGCTCGGTTCGCACGTAATCAGGATCAAACAACTCGGCGAGATTCAAGTTTAGCCACGCTTGGATCGCTCGCTTGTCTGCTTCCGCCTTGCGAAACTCGGTTACCATTTCAGCCCAGGTAAAGAACGGACTGTATAGCGTGGATAGATGAAACCCCGCAGCCCTAAGATCCCGGGGGATTTCGCGATCCCCTATGCGGTTGCTCCAACCCTCGTATCCTCCGGGTACCCATAGCCCTTTGGGCAGCATGTCTCCCTTATGCTCTTCTGGTGTCAAACACTTGCAAAACTCACACTGATAGTGCGGATCTGGATCGTCATTGTGCGCGTTGAAAATGACGCCCCCAGGATGTTGAACGCTAGGCGTCCACCTAAGTACTTGGCGTTCGTCGCAATGGGGGCAGGGCACATAGAAGAAACGTTGATCCGTGCTAGCAAACTCATATTCAATGGCTGACGCCCCCTTTATCGTTGGGGTGCCACAGATCAGAAACTTGCGATTCGGGAACGCTTGCATGCGTCTGCGCAACAACGCGAGCGGGGATCCATCCTTTCCCACGGTATAGGGGTACCCGTCTACTTCGTCAGCTAGAACCCTCCTACTAGGCGTGGAACTAAGTGGCGTTCTGGCGTGGGCGCCCACGATCTTTAGCGCCCCCCCGGGGTATTCCTTGAATAGCGCGCGATCTGCTCCCCGCTTACCTCCACCACGTTGCCCGTCAGCCTCTCGCGCTAGCCTGAGCTTAGCGAACACGGGATTAGGCACTCCGTTGACGACCGGCTTAGTAATATCCCCCAGCCGCTGATCAACGAACCCCATTGCGGTTTCTTTATCGGGTAGACAAAGGATCGTGGTACCCCCTGCGCAGATAGCAGCCCCGATCGCGTTTAGCAGTCCGTCAGTCTTGCCTAACTGCGCAGCCCAAAGCAGTACGATCGTCTGGTATCGCGGATCCGTGTCACTTAGCAGATCGAACGGCTCTTTAGCGTAAGGCGTAACGTCATAACTCCAACGCCCCACTATATCGGACGTTTTATCTGTTAGCTCCCGATACCTTACTGCCCATTGCGGGATCGTCAGCTTTGCGGGGGGTTTGAGCGTTTCGCCTAGCACGTTGCGAAACACGGTTACAGACTCCCAACTTTGATCGGTCATAGGTCAACCTCCCGTTTAGCTGCGATCAATGGATCGGCTACGGAATCCAGGATATCTCTGATCTCTCGCTCCAACGTATCCCGCACTTTATCGGCGCTGCGTTCGTTGGCGAGTCTCATAGCTAGCCGATTCGGCAACCCGCTCAGCCGTTCCCGCAATGACGCTGTAACGTCCCCGAAGATTCGGGAGGCTTCCGCAACCGGGATTAGTTCCCCTCGTTTTTTTGCTAACTCTAACTCATGTAGATCCGCTTGCGTTCGTGTTTTACGTGCACGCTGCGCGTTGTAGTCGCTTGCGTGGCCAACGTTCGGGTTACTGATCACACCCCCGTGTTCCGCCAACAACGCGTCAAAACGCTCGGGAGCCACCGCAGTATTACGAATGTAGCGATCAAACTCCCCGGGCCACTCTATCAAACCGTCGGAGGATACTACGATCCGCCCCTCCGATACCGCGATCGATAGGGCACCTAACGTGATTCCGATACGATCGCGAAACTCAGCACGGGTTAGCCGTTCGGTAACTGCACCACTCATGGGGCAACCCCACGATCTGGGTAAAAACGTAGTGTCAAAAATGACGCAAAACGTTGGCCCGATACTTGCTTTGATTTTTTCGGTGTGGCGTTTTCGCCACAGAAACACCCCCGATCTGCGTTTTCGCTATGTTTTTTGCTGCACAATCCGATCACAAATACCCGGGATAAGCGGGGGTTTAGTGGATTTTCGCAGTTTGTGCGAGTATGTGCGCCGCGCGCGCGGACC